CATTCAAAACATAATGGAGTCTTCTATGGGCTTTCAGTCACTCTCAGAAAGGGAAGTGGTGTCCCAATTGCCTAAGCAAGGTGCGTCAGCAGCCGCACTGAACAGAGGAGGCCAAACCTCTGACATTAGTTGCGAACAACTCAAATTAGTGGGGTCAGCAGCCCCCACGAACGGAAGGAGTCAAACTTCTGATACTAGTTGCTCAACAACCATACCACCCCATGTTTACTCTCTTAGCCCCAAAAGCACAAATGAGAGAATTCAATCATCACTGACTTTGTTAGTTGATGGGTCCCGTTGTGACCCCATATTCAACAATCTCCAAGTCACTGACCTTAAAGATCCTTCACATCCAGCCTGGAATGCTTTGGTCAAGATGCAGCACCCTAAACATGAAAAGTCGTGCTGGAGCGTGGTTAAGCCCACAATCACGTACAACATAGGAGCCCAGATCGCTGGAACGATGGCTAAACCCAAATATACCTGGAAACAGAAGCAAGAGGCAAAGGCATTGGAGAAGAAGGAGCGCAATGCTGCAGACAAAAGAAAGTGGGGGGCACATAACGGTAGTGCCACAGAATTGGCCGATCAGTGCGACGCCGAAGAGGGAAAAGATGAGCCAGCTGCGGACCCTGAAGATGCCCTGCGGAGGCCTGCTGCGCCAGTTGTACCAGCAATCCGAGCGGTCAATTTACCATTCCTCCTTACTAAAGATCAGTTATGCCTTATACCAGCTATCCCCGGGTACGATTTTGTTCTTGGCGATAGTTTACCACCCATCGATTGGAAAGTTAGAGTCGCTGATACGCTCTTGTTACGACAGCACAATGCGGTCTTGGTTTGCACCAACGAGCTCTTTCTTCCACCCGTCAACCCGCCCGCTCCTCTGGTCAACGTTTTATGGGACAATGCCGATCTTCAAGCACTTACTGCTGTCGTTTATTCACGCCCGGGAGTTTACACATATGTTCGAGAGCAGGATAGTTCAGTCACGTTATGTGGCGTCTCAGGCAAGTGGCTCGAATTTTTTGGAACTAGGTACGTACAATTATCGCGTGCTACAGATATCTCGAGGTTCGAGTTTACTGGAAGAGAGTCCAGAATGCATTCTACTTGCTCTCAAGCGGCAGAAAAGATCGCAGCCAGATTGCTCGGAAGACAAACACACGGAAATTTCTCCGACATTATCAACAACCACATAAATAATTTTGCTCTCAAGGCCAATGATAGCGATCATAAGTATATCATAAGAGAGTCAGTTT